ATTACCAAACTGTATGACAAGACTATTCGTATCAATTAAAACGTTGGAAAAACTACAATCGAAAATGACGTATGAAGGGTGAACTTTATCATCCATAGTCTTATTAATGACACCATATAAGGTATTATTTATATCGCGGACCTCTCCCTCGCCCTTTATATGAATAGAATTATTACCTAAATTAATCGTCCCTATGTTTTTGTTATCGCCTATGGTCACTATGTTAGGTGTAATGGCGGCCTTTTTTGGAACGGCAAAATTAATATAATACCCCGCGTTTAATGATAAATCGAGCCGGACACTAAAGTCGAATTGTTTCGGTAAATGGTCACCGGACTGAATAATAAGCCATAAATTATCTGTATTTGACATATCGATGATATTGGCGGTGACGAAACTAGGGCTACTAGAATAAGGTATAGTTTGGGGAGTATAGGCAGAATAAGACGAAGAGCTTATTATAGTATCGGTTATGGCATGGACATTAATACTTGCTTGATTGGACTTATTTTCATATTTATAGCTTAAACTAAGTTTGTTATCACTACCAAACCCTTCGTAGGAACGAACGCTTCTGTAGAGAACCCATAGCAAATAGCCGAGAATAAGCACTAAAGCCAAGACAAATACGAATACTAAGCCTATTGCGCGTTTCTTTCCAAATAAGGAGTTTTTTATGGTTTTAACGATGGAGGTCATATACTATATTATAGGCAGAATTTAAGCGGACCCCATCATTAAAAACTTCACAGTAATTTTACATATTTATAAAGAAACATGTAAAATAAAAAGGCCTCAACCTTATGACGTCTTCGACGTCATTGACGAAACCTTTTATATGTAAACCGTAAATAATTCTTCATAGGGTGCCATATAAAAGGATGGGGTTGAAGGGTCTCCGTAGGTTACCTTGGTTTCCCCTCTTATAGCCCATTCTTATAATTCACCACATAAGGGTTTCCCTTCAACGACTCCATAATATCCGGCGTATTCCTATCCATTTGTATATTCGAATATAACGTATTCGTATTTCCAGCGACACGTCCCATACTATCGGCAGACGGGGATTGGTAAGGCATATTCCCTGATACAGCGCGATTATTCTTTAATTGCTCATCGCGCCCAGTTTGACGCATATTTATATCCCCATTCATAAGCGACATATTTCCCTGAACCATATAACCCTTTAATGTGCCCTGTTTGCTTTCATTATTACGTTGATTATAGTTCGATTCATAAGAAGTCATTTGGCGAGTTCTCTCCCCCGCGCCGGCATTACCGGCATAGAAAAAGTCGCTCGTCTCTTGGCGATACGTATCCACCGCTTGTTGTGGGGTTACTTTATAACCACCGCCCAATTGGTTGGCATTCACATATAAATGGTGTTTACCACTTTCAGTAGTTTCGCGAATCGTAGGAGCGGGGCGGTCGGCGGGATTAAAGATATAAGATTCCGAAACAGTAGTGCCGGGGTTTTGGTAAGGACGAAGAGTGCCGACAACATTTTCCTTACGAGATGGACGAAGCACATCTAATAAAGGCGCCACAGCCGCGCGTAATCCGCCGCTTACCATTCCAAAATAACTATCTTGTTTATTGGAAGTGCGGTTATTAGGATACGCCTTCTTGGCGCGGATTTCATAGTCGGCATCCGTAGCGTAATTACGTCCTTGGGCATTGGCCGCAGCCAAAGGTATCGCACCCAACTGTTGATTATGCGAAGGCATGTATTCGCCGGGAACATAAGTTTGCGGATTTTGAGAACCGGCCACACCGGAATAAGATACCGCCGTCTCGGGTCGAGATACATATCTATCTATAGGAATGGCATGAAGAGTCTGGCCTTTCTCGGCGCCCGTGGTGGTGAAAAGACGGTCGTTTTTAAAAGGGGAGTTAGGGGCGCCCGCCAGTTCAAACGACTGGTCGGGTAAATGCTTCTCCATAATACCCATATTTTCGACTGTGCTAATGGTTTTAATGGCACTATCGGCGGGACCTTCGTGACCATATAACATAAATCCAGAGGCCTTGGGTTTATTATCCACACGCATTTGGTCTGCCGTTTTGGGTAACCATTGGTCGCGCACCATCATACCCGAGTTAAACCCACCAGAACCGCCGGTAGTATACCCCAACCCTAGACCGGGCGCCACCATCTCCTCTTCAAATGGCTTTACGTTCGCCATGCGCATGCTAGGATTAACACGAGATTGGTAAAAGTCGGTCATGTTAGGTGCGCCGTAGGCAAATTGCTGGTTATTCGTAGGAGCAAACATGGGCGATTGTTCTTTTTTGGTAATATATTGAGAACCGGCGCCAGAATAATTGTCTAAAACACCTTCATTGGAGTTTTCGTTGGAAATACGGGTTCTCAAATTACTTCCAAAAAAAGGCACCATGTTATTATGTTCAAAGTAAGAACTATTCACTTTATCGCCGGTGAGGGAGTAATATTGCGCGTCGGATGGTTTGTTATTCACATTGGGGTTAAAGTATTTATCGGTATATACGCCTCCGCCGTTATTATAACGGTTTATGGTAGAAACCTCGGAGGTTTGGTCGGCCTCGTAATTTACGATAGGTAATTCGGAAGGGTAATTTTTGTTTGGAACATCGGTATTCGGGAGTTTTTCGCGAGTGTCAAAGTTCTCTTTTTTATTGCCGCCTTTTGATTGGTTATTTACTAGATATAATCCAGATAAGGCGACTACGGGGATGACAAATTCCATGTTTGGTTATACTTATATGTTATCTTATTATACACCCTTGAGAATTTTTACCCGCGCCTCTTGGCGGGACTCAGGGCCGGTTCCATAAGGACTCATTCGGGAACCCATGATTTCTTTATGAAAATCCATAAAGAAATCCTAACATGAAAATGGGTAAGGAAATTGTCCGGATGACCCCACGCAATATTCACCTATCCAAGCAGCTGGTCCATTCCGACATGACATCTCGGCTAGGCGCGGGCACATAATAGTCTTTTTCTAAAATACGGGTTTGGATATTTTCGTTAAAACCTTTCTCTAGACCATTCAATGGGTTCAAGTAAGGCGCCTCCCAGCGAGGTTGCTCTAAATCTTTATACATCCACGCTGGATGACTCGCGCGACTTTCCTGAACAAAAGGCTCGGCTACAGGGTAACTAACCACAGATGTATTTACAGAATTCGATTTGTAATCATTGACCGTTACCAAATCTCGATTTAGCAGACGGGTCATACCAAATAAATCACTCTCTAAATTCACCGTATTGGTTCTCAAATTGGCGCCCCATCCTTGTAATCTCATCTGCGGGTCTTCCATAAAGGGTAAATTTACACCTTGCCCGGGCTTATTTAAAATATATCTACTCGGTCCGCTACTTTCTTCGATTTGTTTTTTTATTCTATAAGGGTCATCGTGAAATCTAGTAAATGCCATGTCGTTATACACCCGTGAGAAAATATTACGGCAAGGGAAGCTTCGGTAACCCCCGACAACCTTCGGTAAAATCCGCACAAAAAATATAAACCGAAACTGTATAACTATATATTTGGGCCATGTCGACGCTATGTCTAAATATGATTGTAAAAAACGAGAGTAAAATTATCAAGCGTCTATTAGAATCCGTAACTCCATTAATAGATAGCTATTGTATTTGCGATACAGGAAGCACCGACGATACTATTCAAATCATAGAAACCTATTTCCGCGAAAAAAAGATAATCGGTAAGGTAATTCGAGAACCTTTTCGCGACTTTGGTTATAATCGCACATTTGCCCTCAAATCATGTCTAGGAATGATAAAGGCCGACTACTTATTACTCATGGACGCCGATATGGTATTAATCATCAACGAAAACCTCAATATCAAAGACTTTAAACAGAGCCTTATTCATGACGGTTATTTCATTCTACAAGGCTCGGAATCTTTCAGTTATAAAAATATGCGAATCGTTAAAAACCAGCCCGACCAATCGTATTGGGGCGTCACGCATGAGTATTTCAAACCACCCCCCAATTCGGTATTATCTCACATAGATAAACAGCACCTATTTATTTCGGATATAGGCGACGGAGGTTCAAAAATGGGCAAATTCGAGCGCGATGTAAAGTTATTAAAAAAAGGATTGGAAGAATCCCCCAACGACGAGAGATATACGTTTTATTTGGCGAATACTTATCGGGATATGGAGCAATACGATAACGCAATTACCTATTATAAGAAACGCATTGAAATCGGCGGTTGGGCACAAGAAATATGGTCGTCCTATTTCAATATTGGACTGTGTTATAAATTCACCGACGATATGCCCAACGCAATCTATTATTGGTTAGAAGCATATGAGTTTCATCAGGATAGGATAGAGAACCTATACGAATTGGTTATTTACTATAGAAAACAGGCGAAACATAAATTGGCGTATCATTATTATGCTTTGGCGGACTATCATAGACAACGAACCAAACGACAAGGAGACGAGCTATTTGTATTTGACGATGTGTATGAATATAAATTAGACTATGAATTCACTGTAATAGGGCATTATTATAATATAAATAATGAGGACATCCATAAAAAATGTATATCTGTATTATCGCATCATAATACGCCCGATTATATATGTAATAGCATAATCAGTAACTATAAATTCTATGATAATTTGTTATGTGATGCGACCACGTCCATAACGGCGACCAACCTAGACTTACTGAACGACATAGGAAAAAATACCATAAAAGACGAGTATCTATGTGGTAGCACTCCATCCATCTGCCTAGACGCAAATGGCAAATTAATCGTCGTAAAGCGCTATGTCAGTTATAAAATCGACGACCAAGGAAATTACATAAATCTACCTAATATTATTACAAAAAACGTGGTCGCCAAAATAAACGTGGATTCAACCGTATGGAAACTAACCGACGAATTCATATTGGATTATGATACGACCTATGATAATATTTACGTGGGGTTAGAAGATGTGCGCATGTTGGTATATAATGGCGATATTTTTTTTAATGCCAATCGTGGGCTATCCGCTGAGCATGTTACCATTGAACATGGGCTTATAGATATGAAAAATAAAAAAGTCCATTCTGTGTTTTTACGCCGACCGGAAGATACGAATACCATACAGAAAAACTGGGTGTTGTTTCGCGGGAACCGAGAAATAAAAATAATACATAGTTGGTCGCCCTTACTCATAGGTCACGCGGATGCTAGCGATGAGAAAATAAAGGATTTCAAACTTACCCATATAGTAAAAACCCCCACCTTTTTTAAATATCTGCGCGGTTCCACGAATGGTGTAACCATAAATGGCGAAATATGGTTTATTTGTCATCTAGTAAGCTATGAAACCCGGCGTTATTATTATCATGTATTTGTGGTATTAGACGAGGAAACTTATGAAGTAAAAAAATATAGCCGGTTATTTACCTTTGAAAAACAACCCGTAGAATACACGCTGGGATTTGTATATTTTAAAGAGAAAGACCAGTTATTCATCGGATATAGTGTTATGGATAGAGAAACCAAATTTATACAGGTTCCGAAGAAGCATGTAGACGCCCTGCTATATTGAATTCAATGCCGACGCCTTACATAATTCGCCAAAAGTGCGCCTATGCCACTGGGTAATACCATGATCGCGAATACCATCCAGGTGGGTTTTCGTGCCATATCCCATATTCGTATGAAGACCATAACGCTCGGATAATACAGGATATTGCTCACATAACTCGGCAATATAGGTATCGCGGGCCGTTTTTGCCAAAATACTTGCCGCTGCGATTCCCATATATTTTCCATCGCCCTGTTCTATGGTCGTATGAGGGAGCTCATAAATGGACTGAGAGGATTCATCGAACCGGCGATAGGGGGTAAAGTAATTACCGTCGACGATGGCCATAGAATCAGTGAGGGCATTGCCGCCCCCATTTAACTTATCCAATACATTTGTAATACAATCGTGCATTCCGCGCATAACGGCATGTAAGATATTGATTTCGTCGATTACATTTGCCTCAATATACGAAATATGCCAACAAAGGGCCTTTTCTTTGATGTATTCTGCGACGGCATGTAATTTCTTTTTGGATGAGAACTTTTTACTATCTTTGATATCTTTGCCGTCAAATACTGTCGGATCTTTAGGTAACACCACGCATGCTATGTAGGCACGACCGAATAAACACCCTCGGCCCACTTCATCAATACATAGTTCGTATTTATTGGAAGTGGCGTCATAAAAACGCTCGAGTAGAGGTGCCGGAACGCGCTTTTTCTTAGTGGATACATCCGATGTTTCTTCCACTTGTTCTATAGATTCCATTTTTGGGTAATACTAATAGATATACTATAGAATTTATCAATTTTGAGGGGTATGACCCCCTCCCTCTCGTTGTTATTTCTCAGATGCCCTTGCTTGAAATCAATCCATGTTAGATGCCAAAGATAAGGAGGGTTGTCTCAACTTGCGGCTCACAATGCGATCCTGAGGGAACCTTGTAACCTTCGGATTCCTTCGGAGTCCTGCTTTTTTCGTTGTATATATTATATTCAACTTGGTAAACTCAAAATATGGATTCAATAAAAACAACCCCTCTAGTTATATTTATAATATTATTGATTGTTTTAGTCATATCTGTAGTATTTGGATACCGTGCGAGCGAAGAGGGATTTACTGCCTATCAGTTTGCGAAACAACCTATAGATAACGTATGGATACCCCAATATACCGCGCAATCATCTAGCTCCACCGTATATAAGTTATATGATAACCTTTTCTTCGATAATAAAAATGGAAATTTAATAGAGATCGACGCATCCGGAAATGGTAGCACAGCCAATACGGATAATACTGGCGCCACTATAACTAATGTATATGTGACAACTCGCGCTGCTCCTACTCATACTTCGCGCTATCAAATTAACTTATCTGGCGGTAATGTTGTTCCACAAGATACGACGGAAAGTTTAATCGCATCTATGCCTAACTCCTATCAATCCTTTAAATATGTAACACAGTCTCCCAATACCGACAAATATACCGTATTTTATATGCCTTGGAATGATAGCACTTATGTTCATATAGTTCAACCCAACAAGAATATCGGTACCATTTTATTCGGACCTGCGAATACCATACAAGATAAGTTTTATGCGGCGGCGGACGCCAGTTTAAATTTGTCGGCGTATAATCAAGACACCGACCCTAGCAATAATAAGAGCGGGGTAGACCCATCTTATAATGCCACGAGCTCAGTGTATCAATTAAGTCATACTGTGAAATTCGATACACAAAACGCGAATTTAATTATAAATACTGGAGCGCCCGGGTATTTTGTATATAACCGTAACGGAACTGTGTCTCCCGCCAACCCATCTGGTGCCACAAACGGAACTAACATCCAAAACGTCGCCTTTAATGCTTTTACCGTTCTTGATACCGTAGGCCAAAACGTCGTTTTATATGCTTCGGTCGGAAAAAAGACATTAGTTGCCTTGTTTGGATATAAAGACGCTACTATGTCCGGCTATTCTTTAGTCAATGTCAAGCGTTTTACCGAATCGGGGTTAGACATGGGTTCTTTACCTACACAAGCACCCGCACCTGTGCCAGTTACACCAACGGACACTTCGTCGAATAAACCGCCCGTTTCCGAATCGGACTTTTATAAGATGTATTGGTTTATGCAGACCCAAGGTATGCCCGGCATTCCAAACACCAACCGTTTCTCGGATGACTATTTATTAAAAACCCAAATCGTTCCTCCGGTATGCCCAACCTGTCCATCATGCCCCGCATGCGCAGCCAATCCTTCTGCCACTTCTACTTGTTCGAATTGCGGAGGCAAAGGTGGGTCGGGAACTATAGACGCGAGTGGGTCGACGATTGTCCAAAAAGATACGCGCACGAATATAGCTGGCGCCGTATCTAATCTAGGGCAGGACGTAGGCGGCGTGGCGAATAATGTTATTAATACGACGGGTGGTTTAATCACGGGTGCTGCGAAAGGAACCAAGGATGTTGCCACGGATGTAGTGGTAGGCACCAAAAACGTGGCAACCGATGTAGTCGTTGGAACGAAGAATTTGGTAACTGGCGCAGCGAGTGAAGCCGAGAGCTTATTGAAATCGGCAGGAAGCGGCATTAAAGATATTTTAACACAAGACCATAGTAAGGGACAAGGACAAGGTAGTCAAACGGATATAAAACCCAAGGGTTACGGGCGCTGGCAACAGGGCGATTTTTCCAGCTTAGGAACGAATAACCAACCGGCCATTGACCAATATTCTTATTATGGGTCTCTTCCGGCAAAGCCAGCGAGTAATTATATGCCCGTGACGGCGGATTTCAGCGCATTTGGGCGCTAAGGTAGGGTAACCTTCGGAAACCTTACAAACCCTTCCCTTTTATGAGTAGACCTAGATGACACCAACAAAACCATAAATCCAGTAAGGCCTACATATAAAAGGATGGGTATGCTTAGCGAACGAAGGGTTTCCGAAGGACTCCTTAGTTCCCGCGTCTATATAAATAAATTAAAAAAACAATATTATGATAGGACACGTATATATCATAATATGAAAAGTAAGGAGGCGACCACGTCCTTCAATGACATTTTTGAAAGAGATAAAATCGCCGGCGAAATAAAATCCATATTATTATCCTTTGACGACAATTATAAAAACGTCAATTTCAAAAAAGGCATATATATCTATGGTTCCCCAGGCTGCGGAAAAACCCACTTCGTGACCGAGCTATTAAAAGAACTCGACTATGATATTATCCGCTACGACGCCGGCGACGTAAGAAACAAATCTCTTATCGATACTATTACGAGCAACAATGTATCCAATCGTAACGTGCTTCAGCTTATGACCAAAAAAATCAAGAAAATCGCGATAGTTATGGACGAAATAGATGGTATGAATAATGGCGATAAAGGCGGCATAACAGCACTTATCAAAATCATCCGTCAAAAGAAGACGAAGAAACAGAAATTAGAAAACATGACCATGAATCCTATTATATGTATTGGTAACTATTATATTGATAAAAAAATAAAAGAATTAATGAAGGTATGTAATACATTCGAGTTAAAAGCGCCGACGAATCCGCAAATTACCCAAGTCATCGATATGACGATTCCGAATATACAACTCGAGAACTCGCTATATAAAGAAACGATATTGAAATACATTCAAGGCGACATGCGAAAGTTATTGTTCGTCCAAGAGATGTTTAAAAAGCGACCCGAATTAATGAATAATGACATTTTAAATAATATTTTCTCCACCAAATCATTCAACGAAGATTCGAAAAAGATAACCCTTTCTCTCATAAACACGCCCGTAAAAATGGAAAATCATAATAAAGTAATGAATGAGACGGACCGAACTATCGTTGCCTTATTATGGCACGAAAATATCGTAGATGCCATATCGACCAAACCAGTAAATAAATCTTTCCCATTTTACCTACGTATACTAAAAAATATGTGTTTTGCCGATTATATTGATAGGATCACGTTTCAAAGCCAAATTTGGCAATTCAATGAGATGAGTTCGCTTATGAAAACGTTTCATAATAACAAGTTATATCATCAAAATTTTCCTGAAGGCGAAGATAACTTTAAGCCTAGTGAGGTAAGGTTTACTAAGGTATTGACGAAATATTCGACGGAATATAATAATATGCTTTTCGTGTATAATCTATGTCAAGAGCTGGATATGGATAAGAAGGATTTAGTAGCGTTTTTCCAAGAATTACGGCTCTATTACGGCGAACAATTTTCCAATCAAACTGACGTATTGAATGAAGTAGAGGGTCTTTTTGAGAATTACAATATAACAAAGCTGGATATTAAGCGGATGTATAGGTATTTAGATAAAAATGTCAAGAAGGATGCCGTTGATGAGGATGAGTTAGACGAGGGGGACGCGTGAAACCCGTAATTCTGTCCATTATAAGTAATAACTTATAATGGTAACCACTTTTTACACCTTTCAACATTCTAAACGCCGACCCTAAGAGGTCGGTGTCTGTGAATGTTGTTAGGCAACGTTACTGGGTAACCGATAAATTACCTTTTATTATCGCATTTATACCAGCGAAGATTTACACCTTTGAACATTGTAATCCGCACAAAGTGCGGATAGTGTTCAAAGGCAACGTTATTGCGAAGCAATTACCCGAAGGGGAATCCGATAAATCAATTAAGACGCACACGAAGTGTGCGAACTTAAATG